TTCAAAAACTTGTTTGCTTGCTTGTATTTGATCTAAAACAAACTTTGCATTGTTTTCTTTTTTCTCAATATCGATGAGTTGTGCAAACAAATACTTTTGTTGGTCAGTAAGAGATGATTGCTCATACTCTTTACCTTTCCATCTTATCTTTGGGGGTTGTGTATTCTCTGTCATATTTTCCTCTATTCTGGTTTAGTTGGCCAGTCTGACTCTTTTAAATTAGGCCAGTTCTCATGCGTGGGTAAATCTCGCAAAGCTTGTCTATAAGACTGCCACTTAGTTCGAGTTTCTTCTGGAACATCTGGTTGTTGTGTCCAATCAGTAGAAGCTAAGTAACTATTTCGCATCCTTCTAAACATACTTGCCATTTGCTCATCTTGAGTGCCACTAAAAATGGGTTCATTTATTAATTCTTCATTATTGTGATGTTCAACAATCCAATCTTTTTCTTCTTCAGTAAGCACTTTTGGTTCACTAGACCCTGCAATGTAAGCAGGGAAATTATCCCAATCAATATCGTCTTTTGTAATTTTGCTCATGGTTTAAGCCCTAAAAATGTAAAGTCATAGTTAAAATTTGAACTAGAATTTGATCCTGCGACCCTTATGCCTTGATTTGTCCAACCATGTGATAAAGTTTCTCCTGATATTCGTCTTGGATAAAAATAGAAAGAAGGATAATCATGGGAAACCCATACTCTCCAACTAAAAGTTTTATTAGTTCCAAGACCAAGAGAGTCAAATTCAGCGGTAACAGTAGTATCTAGTTTTCTTTTATTTGAATTAAAAGAAGTGCCACCTATAGAATTGGTAAACATTGCTATACCACTACCAGTACCAGTTGGAAGTGATCCACATTGCGCTTGAAACATAACACCAGAATTATTATTATTAGCATTACTTTGGTAAATATATTGAAAAGATGAAGTGAGAGAAACATTATATTCTGGATATGCTTCAGCAAACTCTGTTACATAAAAAACAAGGTTAGTAGGAACTACATTGCCAGAAGAACCATTGCTTACTAATGGAAAAAAATGGGTCATTACAGTACGACCAGAATAACCTACAAGGTTTCCATATAATTTTATTCTTTTATAAGTTGAATTGTTCCAAACAAAACCATTTACGCCATTAAGAAAATCCACACTATTAACATTAGTGCCTGTGTAGTTTCCTATAACTTCCCAAGCACCACCCCCTGCATCGACCCAAGTTGGACTTTGGTTTGCACCATTGGTTTGAAGCACTTGTCCTGCAGTTCCATTGCTTCCATTGAGAGAAAGGTTGCGAATGATGTTTACATCGTAGAGTGTACTCCAACTTGCAGGATCACAATAGTAACTAGTATTACCTGAATCATAAAATATAGGCGCACGAGCTGACCCTGACATTGAAGTAAAAGTTGCTTCATTTAAATAAAAAGCACCACCACTTTCTTGAATGTAAGCAGTTCTATCTAATGTTCCATTATGGAATGAAATGTAAGGACTAGCACTAGAATAAAGTCCAATTTGCCCTGCGCTATTTAAAGCACTTGTCGTTCCTACAGAAAAAGTGCTCCCAACTCTTTGATAATTTAATATAGAGGTACTTGCAGGATTTAAATAATAAGTAGTATTAGCATTAAGGTATAAATTACCTGCCTTTTGTTTTTGCAAATCCCAACCACCCCAAGCACCATTTAAAAAACCATACTGATTGGCTGTTCCATAAAGCTGAAGAGAAGCAGTGCTTCCTGCGTCTTTTAAATGTAGTCCAACATCAGCACCAGAACCACCTGAAGCTAATTCAAAATTCCTAGCATTGTTGTATCCATATCTATGTGTGTGGATTACTGCATCATAGCTACCATTATTAATTACACCATTTGAATGTATTTCTTTCCACTTTGCAGATGAAGTACCTAAATCAAGCGCACCATTATCAGCATTAAAAGGTTTGAAGAAAGTATTACCAAGAATAACTGATCTTAAAGTACTACTTACATTTGATTGAAGTGATAAGTAACTAGTACTTTCTAAAGCAAAATAATCATTAGAATCATAATGAAGATTTCCATTTACATTAGCATTATCAATTCTAAAATTTATATGATCATTTGTTCCATCAATATGTATATGATAGCCATTATCCACTCCAAGATATAAATTAGATGCAGTTGCAGTAATGTATTCATCAGATGTTGAGTTAAATGCTAGTACCCCTGTTTGTGGTAAAATTATATTCCCATCATCAAGTATAAGATCTCCACTATTATCAAGGGTCATCCTTAAATTATTGTTGGTATAAAAATTTATATCTGCATCTTTTGATTGATAAATAAGAGCATTTCCTGTTGTATTTCCTTCAAGACCAACATAAAACTTACTTGTGTTGTGGTCATTAGCAAAAGCAAGTTGAGAGCCTACACCACTACCAGAAGCATGAAAGTCTGCTAAAACACCACCACCAGAGAATGAACTTTGACCAACGGCAATAGCACTTACATTAGATATTTGATTTGAGTTAGCATTTAAGTTTCCACCTAAAACAGGAGAAGTGTCGTCTTGTACTTGCTGTATTCCTGAACCTGATAAAGCAGATACAGATGAGAACGCAAGATTTCCTGAACCATCTGTTTTTAATACAGTATCAGCCGAACCATCAGCCGTAGGAAAACTAAGTCCATCTAAGATAATCTTTCCAGATCCATTGGGAGTTATCGATATGTTTCCATTGGATGCAGAAACTATAGAGTTTCCGTTTACATCTAAATTACCCCCTAGCTGTGGGGTTGAGTCACTAGATAAATCTGTATTTACTGTATCGAAAGATAAACTACCACTTCCATCTGTTTTTAAAAATTGTCCTGACGAGCCATCAGAAGTTGGATGCGATAACCCATCAATAATAACTTTACCAGAGCCATTAGGTGTAATAGCTATGTTTCCATTTGATGCAGAAACGATGGCATTCCCATTAACGTCCAGACTGCCCCCTAGTTGAGGTGTCGTATCGCTTACCACATCTGAATTTACTGTAGCAAAAGATAAACTACCTGATCCGTCTGTTTTTAAAAGTTGATTAGAACTTCCGTCAGAGGTCGGCCAACTTAGACCATCTAATACAACCTGTCCAGAGCCATGAGGGGTTATGGCTATATTACCATTTGAGGTAGAAACGATGTGATTTCCGTTTACGTCTAAATTTCCTCCCAATTCAGGAGTAGTATCCCCAGATAGAGAAGGATCTCTGGCCCTGTCTGCTAAACTCCTTGTTCTAGTCATTCAAAATTACTCCCACGATTTCGTATTCTGACTTGAAGTTAAATTTTCTTTGTCTACCTCTGTTTTAATCCTGTTATATTCTTCTTTTGCTCTAGTCTCGCATTCTGTAACAGAGAGGTTGCTTGGTAAGGCTGCTTTCACCCATTTAATTACTTGGCTTTCAGTAACATCATCTATAGCAGTAAAAGAACCTTCTGTGTCAGGAAGATTAACTTCAAATGCAGCCCAACCTGTTAACCCACCGATTGTATGACCGACTTTGAACTCTACATTTACAATTTGATTGTCACCAGAACTACCTTTATTATCTTGCGTTGTGTTAATTATTTTCCATGTTGCCATCTTTTAACCCTTCTCTAGCTCTTCTACTCTTTTAGACAATTCTTGAACTGCTTTAATTAAGGGGACAACAAATTCTTCAAGATGTATTTCCTGAACGCCATACTTGTCTTCGCCCCAACCTTTAAAGTTTTTAATACCTAATTTATCTAATGAAGTTTTAACTTCTTGAGCAAGAAGACCTCTTTGCTCACCTTTTCTTGTAGATAAATTATAAGGAATATCATCTTCGGTTTCATTTTTTACAGATTCAGGGGTACTGTCATCCCCATCTTTAGTATATTCCTGTGGCTTTAAATGAGATAACTGTGAGTCGCTTGCGTCTAACTCTTTATAGCTTTTAAATGTATATACCTTAGTATTTAACTCATTAATAAAACTTAACCCCATGTCATTTGCAGATATGTCTTTCTTGAGTCTCTCGTCAGAACTCGCCGCCGCGAATGTTACAGTTCCACTACCATTTGTCGTTAACTGTTGACCTGAAGATCCGTCAGAACCAGGTAAGGTATAAACCCCAGATAGTGTTATAGAATTAGCACCACCATAGGCTGTTGTTAACTTATTAGATCCATTATGAGTTAATTTAACATGACCTTGTGCTATACAATCTACCATAGCTTGACCATAAGAATCTTGTATCATAAAGTCACCACCACCTCCAAATGATCCATTTGTGGCTATTCTTATGTAATTTTTACCATTATAATGGAAAATCCTCATATCGTTACCTGTTCCTACTCGGATACAATTTGACGTTGGTTGATCGCTTGATGAGTCAGGAATATCAACAGGGTTAGGCGTACCCGCACTTACAGATGCCCATTCAGTAACACCTGATCCTGTAGTTTTTAAATATTGACCTGATGACCCAACTGCAGCTGGAAGAATAAAATCAAAGTTTGTACCTGCTGCTTGAGAGGTAGAAGGACGAAGGTTGACATAGGCATTAGACTTTCCATACATTTTAATAGGTTTTGCATATTGAGAGTAAGCTGAACTTCCTGTCATAATAATAGCACCTGGAAGTTCTAGTCCTGAACCCTCACCATATCCTGCCATTGGTTGGAAGTTTCCACCTGACGATCCTGATCTGGGGTTATAGTAAGTAGCACCAACATAACCATAAAATTCAGCATTACCTGAATTGTTAATATACAACCTAGGAGTAGTGTTAGTATGATAGTAGACTTTAAAAACTTCTGAAGTATCACCTGAATGAACTGCAATACCTGTGTGTCCAGAAGTTTGTGTTGAGTATATAAGAGCTTGTCCAGAGCTTGGATTACTAGGTGCAGAAGCTACAGTTACAGTAAATACGGCACTAGAAGAACCTCCACCACCACCACCACTTGGAGTATCCCAAGAAAGAACTCCATTTCCATCGGTCTTTAAGTATTCACCACTAGACCCATCGGTGGCAGGAAGGGTAAGAACAACATTGCCAGAATAAGAACTATGGGCAGGAGATTTAAGAGATACATAATGAGCATTGGAACTCTCACAATAAAATCTAACCTCTCCTACAGAACCTGTTCCTGTCTTAATTTCTATTAAACCATCTGATACCAGAACACCACCTGATGATCCGTTTCCATCTAAGTGTACCTTTCCACTACCATTTGGTAAAATCTCAATATTACCATTAGATGTTGAAACAATATCATTTCCATTTACATCTAGATTGCCACCAAGTTGAGGTGTACTATCAGCGGCTACACTTGTAATCCCCCCTGATGGTGTACTAAAAGAAAGAACCCCACTTCCGTTTGTTTGTAGAAACTGTCCATTTGAACCATCAGAGACAGGGAAAGTAAGCACATCTATTTTTACTGTACCTGAACCATCTGGTACAATTTCTATGTTTCCGTTGTTAGAGGATTTTATTTGATGTCCATTAACATCAATATCCCCTCCTAGGTTTGTTACACTTGGATTTGAATTACCTATATATCCCATTTTATGTTTGCTCCAATACACTTAACATTATATCGATTGAACTTGATGCAGAAGATTGAGCTTTTAGTATATCACCTGTCTCAAGAACTATTTTATGATTGCCACCTGCAACCACCAAACTCCCACCTGTAGGTACAGGGGCATTCTTTACTACATTAGCTGTGGCTGATGCACTTGTATCCGTGACTGTTATTGTAACTGTAACATCGGAAGATGTTGTATTAGCACAGGTCATCCCTATGACTGTGGCAGTTACCCCAGACCCTGCTGTGTAAATAGATGTAAGACTTGTCCCCAATCCAGAGGTTATGTCGTTTTTAAAATTATTTGGCATATCCCTATCCTAAAGCTACACTCAACGCTAGTGCATCATCTACTAGCTCTGAGTCCGTGAAAACATTGAAGGCAACCATCTCAACAATATCATTCTGATTAGCAGCAGGACTAATGGTTACTGTATGTCCACCTGTTACAGTAAAGTCGCCTTGTTGTTTAGATAAACGCACACCATTAAGGTATACGTCTATTAAGCTACCTGTAAAATTAAGTGTACTACCTGCTGCGTCTGCACCTGTAAAAGCTGCTTGTGTGCTTGATGAAACTAAATAACTAAACCTTTGAGAAGTAGCATTTAAAAAGGTCTGTGAACCTACTACCAAATCACCAGACGTATTTAGGAAAACAGCTTTATCGGCAGGTAATGTTATAAACACATCTGCAGCACTACCACTTAAAGATATTCTGTTATCGCTGTTTGTTGATTGAAGAACGTTTGCATCTGTTCTTGTGAGGGTATTGCCAGAACTATTGTACGTCCCTAAACCAACTTCCCAATTATTTCCATCTGATATTGTGTAGTAGGTCGTGTCACCATTGCTTAGTACAGAAGAGAAGGTAACAAAACCATTTTGAGCACCTCCCAGAGTAATATTACCTGTACCAGAGGTGGTGGTACTTTCCTTTACACGATCTGCAACTTTAAAAGCCATAGGCCTACTTCAATTCGATAGACAGATTGCCTGTGTTGATTCTGAAGATGTCCAAGTTGCCTATAGTTTTTGAAGCATCTAACGCTCCTACAAACAAAATATTTCCAGATGTAGATGCATCGGCCACGAAAGCGTGTGTGATTGTTTGGTTGGTAACTGAACTCCCAGACGCAGGAAACTCTACATTGGCCGCGTTGGCGGCTGTTACAGTTCCAGCTGATGTAGATATTGTCCATCCACCTGATGTTCCGTTAACTTGCTGTCTAGCGTAGTTTGTAAATGTTGCTTCTGTTAACGAACCTGCTTCTGCATCAGATACGGCAGTCGCAAGACCCACATAAAGATTCGCTGCAGGTGTTGCAAAAGAACCTGAATTATTGTCGAAGATAAATTTTATTAATTTCTCCTCTAGATAGTTTGTTGCTGCATTAGCTGTAGCCATTTTTTAACCCTCACTTTTTTGGTAAAAATTGTCGATTGATAACCTCATGTTTCCTTCTTTATTTATAGCCTGTACTGAGGTTTGATACAGAGCTAAATACTTTTGAACCATAGCATCGTTTCTATTGAAACTGCCAGCCTCAACTAAACAACCATACAGAAGAACGTCATAAGCGTTGTCTGTGAGCCAATTAGTAAGATTAGCTGTACTATCGGTTACAGTAATATTTGCACCCATGCCATTTCCGTGTGTCGTGCAGTAATATTTTAAACTGCTTGGAGCATCAGACGGAACAACAAAGGTAGTCTTTGCCCCTGCCTGTCCCAGAACCCCTTCATTGGTAACACCTGTATTGTAACTCGAATCATCAGCCGTTCTAAATGCTATTTGATGCGTTGCGTTAGTACTATCGCTTTGATCGAAGATGTAAGTGTTTCCTCTGGCAAGAGACAAAGTAGGAGCGACTGAATTATTTAAGAGGAATTTATTTCCTCCGTATGAAACAACTGCAACAGTATAGGTTGTAGATGCTGTACCACCTGCCCCCAAAGCAGGTAATCTTCTTCTATAGGATATTTCTATATTAGTATTTGACGCAGGAGTAGGGGCGACATACAAAGCAGAATTGTCATAGTAAGAATAGTATTTAGGCGTTCCTGTAACTGTTCTATTTGGCCAAAACTCCATCATAAATTCATCTGACCTAAGAAGAAGTATTTTTCTTACATTTGCGTCAACAAGATGTAAGTTTTCTAAAACAACTAAATCAGCAGGTAATGTTATAAAAGCATCATTCTGCGAAAGAGAGCTAGTAGCTCTTTGCCTAAAGGCAGGTAGAACAAGATCTCTTGAAAGCTTAAGTTCGGTAATATCAATAAAGGTATCTATAGCAGCTGAGAACTCCGTTCCATCGTCTTCCATATAGTTCTTTATGTCCGTTACTAACGTATTGTAATTAGGCATTAGGATGTAACTCCTGCTGTATGTGGAAATCTATTATTAAACGCTGTATTGTTCGTTGCCACCTGATCTGCATCTGGTCTTGGATCTCGTAAGGCTTGTGGATCTACGACTTTTTCTTTCCCTAGGCGTAACTGTGGGTGATCTTCATCGTAACAAGGTGGACAAACACGAAGACCATTTCTTCTTCCGTTTTCTACCTCTTCTCTTAATTGACTATACTTATATTGTTGTCCACATCTATCGCATACAGCTAAAGCGTATTTCCCACTTGCGTAACTCATTATGTCACCTTGGGAGTAATTTTAAAATCAGATCTGTCTCTGTCTTCCTGCGCGGCTAGACTAAAATCTTCATCATATATTTGCTTTAACATTGGAACTCTGTCCATCGTGTTAGGATTTTTTAACGCAATATGATATGAAAGTCCTGATACGATTGCAGGGAGAAATCTAGTTGGTGCATCATATTGAGTAATAGATCCTGATGTTGAGTCTTCTATCATGCTTACATAGTAGTAGACCAAAGTATAAGTATCATTGTCTGGGACTGGCCAAGGATAAAGTCTTGGGCCATCTCTAAGTCTTTCTATGTAAAGTTTATTAGGTCTTCCTGTGCTGTTTTTATTTGTAAGGGATGCCCACTCACCTAATGACATTCTGGTTATAGCAAGATCTGATTGACCTGTTCCAGAGCCTGTCCTAACGGAATGATCTAATATAGCCAAGACATAGCTTGGTAGAGTATAAGATCCACCACCTTGATTGAGAGAAAGCGTACCTTCTCTTATTGTCCAAAGATTAATACCTTTATTGGCAAACTCTTGACCAAGAAGATTAAGACTCCTTCTGGCAGTTCTGTAGTCTGCACCAGAATAGGCTCTTCCTAGTCCTGCTCGCTCATGTGCTTCTTCGACAATCTCATCGATGTCGAGATTGAAGCTGTAACTTCCACTTGTTGCCATATTTGTTCCCTAAATAAAAAATCTTCTTTTTTTTCTTTATGCCTAAGAACGATGTTATCTCGTTTTCCTTCAGGCATCTTGTGTTTTCTGTGACCTAGTGTAGGTCTTCTAACCCTACGCCAACACAACTAGTACTTCTCCCAAAGTGGTGGAAAATAAAAAGTCCACAAATAAGCCGAAAGCACTATGACTATAAATATTAAATCCTTCTCACTAATTTGTTGCCTCCTTTAGGTACATGGTGAAGTAAACAAGTCCACCCACCAATAACGCTATTACGACAACACCTACAAAAAGAGACAAATAATATTCTCTTTGGTTTTTCCTTCTTAAGGCTTCTGCCCTACCTTCACGATCCTCTTTCATCACCTGTTCTCGGATCTTCTGAAGTTCATTCCATCCCTTCATTCCTCTTGTTTCGAGGATAACTCTTTTTAATTGCTCTTCCATATCACGAGCTTGTACTGTAGCCATGTAGGTTTCTAAAGCTCTTGAGGATGCACCTCCCTTGCCCTTTGAAGCCTGTGTATGTTTCGTATTTACTTGATCAACAGCATCCCATATTCTACCTAAGTCTTTCCCAAGACTTTGTAGATCCTTACCCATAGCGATACCTGCCTTGACTGCACCTAGTGCTGCCATACCCATCGTAATTGGATCTATAGCGATTCCCCCTAAATAAAAATTACTTAAACCATCCTATCAATAAATTAAGCAAAACTCCAAAAGCACCACCAATCCCTAGAAGGACAATAAAAGCTCCCCTCCAACGATTGGCAGTTGCTCTAAGCTGTGATATATCAGCCTTCATTTCATTCATATCAGAATGCATATGTGCCACTCGTTCTTCTAAACGAGCTAGAGCCACAGCGATACTTTCCTGTCTGTTTAAACCACCACGCTCTGCCACAATAACTACCTTTCCTGAATCGACTATATTAGCCATGAAATAAAGTTACAGATGATACTGATGTTACATCTACATACACATTGGTAGCAAACTTAAGACCACCTTCTGGTACTGTAATTGATCCACTAGCTTCACCTGCTGCTGTTTGTGGAACAGTAAGAGAAAGCAAGATTGTTCCACTCGCTCCACCATCTCTAAGGACGATTGCTCCTGCTCCTGTTCCATAGATATAGTAGATTTTCTTAACCCTAGTCGGTTGATCTACAGCGACTCCATCGGCCGTGACTGTTGTTGCCGTTATAAGTCCCATGTTACACCTATGATAAGTTGTTGTTTTGGATATACATTACAGTTACAGTAGCTGCCCCTGTTGTACCATCGCCACCTGCCATTGCAGTATCGGCCAATATTTGAAGATCACTTGTTCCAACATCGGTGGCTTCTGTGTCCAGAGTTCCGTGTGTAGTACCAAGTGCTTTTACGTTTAGTGCATCAACAAATGCGTTTGGATCAGCTGATGTTCCTACGCTTACAGTAGCTGCACCACTATCGTTTGATACAGTTGATACGTTAACAATTACGTCAATGATTTGTGAGTTTGCAGGGATGGTTGCACATACCTGATCTGTCACAGCTGCACCGATTATATCGATGACTTTTGATTGTGCCATCACGACTGATCCGATATTTGAACCAGATCCTGCCTTGATTGGGCCTGAAAATGTAGTAGTTCCCATAATTAAAATTCCTTCTTGTCTAATGGGTTAGTCAGTTAAAAACTGTCAAGAAAACCAAGGGAGGTGGCAATCAAGCCACGCTCCCTATCACGAGTTTTAAGCTCCGGGAGATCCGAAAATCCCTAGAGGATCAGAGTACCCAAATGAATACCTCTCTCTACCCTTGTACTTAACATTACCTGTCTCAAAGTCGCCTTCCATAGAAGTCTTCATTGCGACACGAACAAAGTGCTTTAAGCCATTTGCTACGTCTGTAGTTAAGAACCAAGCGTCTGGATCGGTTAAGAAATGGTGTACCATATATCCACCTGGAATTGCAGATGTAGACGCAAGAGCGTTAACATCATTGTCGGCAGTTCCTGCCCTCATTGTAGACTTGAGGATTCTCTCTGCTTCAAATTGCAAGTCAGATGGGATGATTAACTTTTGAGGTCTGGCCGCAATTTTCAGCCCTCTCTCATCAGTCCATTTCCCTATTTGGATAACAGCAGCCTCTAGAGAAGTCTCATTCAAATCAGCAGGTGTGCTTGGTTCGTTAGAGTTCGTTCCACCATTCACCAATGGATGTGCTGTGGAAAGAAGGTTAACGCCATCACCACCAACTTGACCTGTAAAGCCTTCGTTAAGTACTGCAGCTCCTTTAATCTCTTTAGTGTGCTGAAAAGCACGAGCTAAAGCTTTAGTATATCTAGCAGACAAACTTGCATAAAGGTTATCTTCGATTGCTTCTTCAGTTAACGAGAAACCCATAGCGATAGTATTGTGTACGTATCTGCTTGTATAGGCTTCTTGTGCATCGTCATAAGTAATCGCAGCGCCTTCATCCTTAGTACCTGCTAAACCGAAGCCAGATAATTTGACTTCTTCTTCAAACGATCTATCAGAGTTTTCAGTCTCAAAGACTTGTCTCCACTCTTCTGGATGCTGTTTGTATTCTAAACCGAACAAACTATTCAAACCTGGGAGTAGTTCCTTCAGTAATTGGGATCTTGATATAGCCATTTACTGTACCCCCTAAGTTATCGCAGCAGCCATTAAGGCGTGCTCGGATTGGTTCATCATCACAATGATGTCAGTATAGGCATCTCCAACTGAAGAGCCTGGTCTGTCAACAAAGTCTACAATACGCCAACATTTGCCTGTAATGGCAGCTGTTGATGCACCTGCTTGTATTCCACTATTCCCTGTAGTGGTGTTTCCAGAAGCCGTCTGAGCCATGTCAATGGTTTGCCCTAGTAATGTTTGGGCGATTGCACCATCGGCCTGTACTTCGTACAGCGTCATTGGGTTTATAGACACAACAGCCTTAATATCATCAGCGACAATGCCACCTGGATAATATTGTCTGTGTGTTGGTTGGCCTGTATTTGGGTCTGTATAACTACAGCCTAAAAACACACCAATCGGATTAACCTCGCCAGCTGCTGATTCACGAACTAAATGACCATCATCGGTTGAGTTCGTTACGTCAGCGTATCCTACAACGTCACCATTGAAGATTGCAGTCGCATAGCCTGACTTAATAGAAATTTCCATAGTCGAGCCAGCAAACGGCATTCCCCCAAGTAACCCAATAGGCTTTAAGCCACGAGGAGCACTAGTCGTAGACATAGATCTACCTCCTATTTAGGTTTAAGGTTTAAATTACCCTCTACCGAAAGTTACCCTACTAGAATTAGCAGGTTTATCCATCGGCATACGAGGATTACTTTCCTTCATAAGATTGTTATCAACAGATGCTTGATGATCTTGCGATTGTTTCAAGTAATGATTGTTGCGTTGATTAACCATCCTTTCAGGCATTTTACAGAGAAGTAATCCACCCACCTCTAGTTTGCCCTCGAACCTTGGATTAGGATCGATAACAAGGTGTGCGAGTTCTGGTACTTCTTCTATGTCAACAGGTTGCCAACCTTCACGAATTTTTTTAGAATAATTCGTTGGGTCTGCTTCCCCCATAGATGATACCCTAACCCACTTAAATTTGATCCCATCTTTTGGATGTGGATCTGGCAAGAGATTAGCTGGTGTCCAATCTTGGTTGCGTTCCTCCTGTTCTCTCTTCTCTACAGATCTAGGAGTACGATTTTTGTTTTGCTGTGCTTGAGTCATGTAAACCTCAATTATTTAAAGCGACAAACTCTTTGGCGTAATCTTCTAGAGATACACCCAAGCGATTGGCGACTGCCACTTGTGATGGCGTTAGACGGACTTTGCGTGACTTGTTAGCTACCTGATTACCCGCTGGGGTAACCATTGGCTGTTGGGTCACAGGTTTCTGTGTTTCCTTCGGCTTATCCGTTTCTTCCTCGGAAAACTTGTGTGGGAGTTCTCTTCGCAAACGAGAATCCAATGTGTCATAATACTCATCGGAATCTACTTGCACTCCCCCTCGGACTATATCGTCATGGATGGTATAAGCGACATTAGTCATTACCATATCACGATTAAACCAAGGATTTCGTGATGCCCACTCAACAGCTTTTGTGTTAGGTGGTGCTTTCAACTCTGGTTGTTGTTGTTTACCGATGTTTTCAGCTACCCTTTTCATCTGTCCCACTTGAGACTTCTGTGCCGTAGCTTCCATCATCTGTTGTTGTGCTAGAGCTATCTTCTCTGCGTCCCCTTCTTCGTAGGCTCTTTTGAAGGCCTCCTTGGCAGATTCGACTTGGCTCTTAATTCTATTTTCAAACTCGGTGCTGCCGAACTCTCCAAACTTGCTTGCTTGCTCTCTAAGTTCTTTATTTTCGTTGAGAACCTTTTGAGCGACTGAATAATATTCATCTCTCTGTCTTTCAGCCTCTCGTTGTCTTTTCGTAAGGTCATCAATTCGCTTTTGGAATTTGGTCTTACCCTGCTTGCTAGGACTCGGTTCAGCTTCTTTTTCTTCAGTCTCTGCTTTAGTTTCGACAGATTCGTCAGTCTTGGTATCTTCCTGTGTCTCGACAGGGGTGCTTTCAGCAGCATTATCTGCTTCTTCAAGCTTAACATCTACCTCAACTTCTTCCTCTTTTAGTTGATCTTCGCTAATTACAGCTTCTTCTGTTTGTTTTTCTACACTCATGCGTTGGCCCTCGAAATTTTAGTTGGATCTTTAATAACAGCGAGGACTGAATCATCGTTGATAATTCTCATTTCCACGCCATCGTACTCAAAGCGATGACCGACATATTTAGATAAGACTACCCAATCTCCGACTTTACACCATGCTTTACCACGAAAGCGATGATCTTCGTTTGGATAACAGTTATTTCCAAGCGTAACAACTTTTGCCACGATTGAAGCGATATCTTCCTTATCTTTGATATCGGATGGAAGTATAATACCTCCTTTGGTTTGTTCCTCTACTTTAGGAACGACAACAAGAATGTGATATCCTGTTGGTGTTGGTGCGTCATCTGGAATGACGACATTTGCAGTAGAATATACTGATGACATTTAAGTCTCCTATTTTTTTTGGAGACGCTCCCTTTTGCGACTAAAGTTCTGATTCTTCAGTCGATCTCATAAGCGTTAATAGTTCACGC